CATCGATAACTTCTTGTTGATACGGTGACATAAAATCTTGATAGGCTTGAGGCCCTGTTAAAGTTTGAGCAGCAGTAGCATCAGTTGCTGCTTGATTTAAGAACGGTTCAAAAGAACCTAGTCCACCTGCTAAATTTCTAGCTTGTTGTTGTAAAGCTGTTTCATCTGCTACAGTAGGTGCATAAGAACGTGTATCAATAGGTGTTCCTAATTGTTTTGTTAATTTATCTACAAGTACCTCACCACCAGCTTCTATAAAGGGGGCAGGTCTAGTTATTGTTGTTTCTGCCATTATACTTTACTCTCCAAGGCGTTCATTAATTGATACATTCTTTGTGCTCCTTTATTAACACTACCACCACCAGCAGCTCTAACGGCATCAGCCGTCATAACAAATTCATTTTTTGATAATCTTGCGGGGACATCATCAGCTTTCTCTTTAGACCCCACAGGTATAAAGCCACCGCCTCTATAGTCCATTTCCATAGAAGGCATACCACCCATTTTTAAAGTTGCAAGTCCACCTTTTTTAGCACCAAAATATTGTCCTGATTCTCCACCCATCATTCTGTTATATATTTCCATAATTTCAGTTGGTGACATTTGAGAAGTATTAACTCCCATTTGTATTAATTGTTGTTGCATCTTACCTAAACCACCACCAGCATTGTCTGCTATCATTTCACTAGGGTCTAATAAACTTTTAGGTCCACCTGCAAAACTTCTATCGTCCACATCTTCTAATTCACCCGGTAAATCTATTAAGGTGTCAGCAGGGTTTCCAGATTCTGTAGGTTTAGGATCAGCCATGGCTACACCATCTTTTAAAATTTGAAGTATTTCTTCTATACTTAATTCATCGTCTCTTTCTTGTAAAATATATTTGTCGTTATAAGGATCACCAGGATCTTGCATAGTGTCAAATATTCCTGTGCCTTCAGCGAATCCTACACGACCACCTTTATTGTAACTTGGTCTATTGGCCACATAATCATCTATTTGTTGTTGTGAATATCCTGCGTTTGCAAGATAATTTCTTAAATAACCCAAGTATTCAGCCGTATTGTATCCATCTTCTGAATTTTGATAAGCGTCTTGTGCAGCTTTAGCAGCATCGTAAATATCAAATCCTGCTCCTACTCCTGCTTGTGTTCCTGCAGCTTTACCCACATTAGCTATTGATGAAAGTATTTTACCCTCTTCACCAGAAATACTTGGATTTAAAAAGTCTCCAACTTTAGCTGTAAGCTCTTTACCTTCTGTTCCTAATTTTTGTAAAAATGTTTTATCTGCTGGTGAAGCACCTTGTTTAATATCTGCAGAAGTTGGAAGAGTTTTAAATATTCCAGATAATGCAGCTTTTCTTAAATCTGTTTTACCTTCATTAACAGCACTGTCTGCTAATAAATTAGCTAAATATCCTCTACCAAAATTACTCATAATTCCACTAAGACCAAGTGCTGAACTACCAGGAATTAAAATAGATGCTAGGGGTCCTATAAAAGGTTTAATTTCATTAGGTACTATATTTGAAATAACTTTGTTAACAGGTCTAAATACGTCTGATACTACGTCTTCTGCTTTTTTAAATACTTTACCCATTATGCATAATATCCTTTTGTATATTGAATAGCCATTCTTTTAATTGTTTCGTTGTCTGACATTCTTAACCATTTCACAGGTTTATTATATCCTAACAATTTAGTAAAGTATTCTTTACTCCACTTCATTACTTTCTTAATATTGCCACAACATACAGTATCTATATGCCAAGCTATCGTTCCACTGTTATAATCTTGAGGATCTAATTCTGCTGTTTTCATAAATTTTTGTTCTGTTTCTTCATTTAAAAAAGCCCAATTGGTAAAAGCAATTGGTAAATTATTTTCATAATGCACCTTGTATTGTCCTAATATAATGGATGGTAAAATATGTTGGAGCACGTCCTCGTTCGTGTAGTCTTGATAGCGAGGAAAAGATTTATATAAACCACATATTATGGCTATATCCTTTATTTTATCTGCATCTATCATAAACACATTACTTTTTTTTGCCTTGAAAATCAACTATTCATCCTCAGATTTAGATATAACATCTGGCATTTTAGCAACCTTTATATTAACACTTCTAGAAATATCTTCTTGTTTTGTGTCTGTATTTGGGTCATTAACATCGTCTTCTGCCTCTTTATCTGATGAATATTCTTTGTTAGTTTTAAGGTTTTTAACTGTTACTTCTGTTTCAATGTCAATTTGTTCTATAACTTTACCATTGACTATTGTATCTGCTTTACCTTTTTCTACAAATGATACCATTTTACCTCCTATGTTGTTCTTGTCATTTCTAGTACAGATAATATGACATGAAGTCTATTAGCTGTAGCTGCCGTGACTTTAATTATTTCTGTTTCTTCAACAACCAAAGGTTGTGAAAGAAGTTCTTTGGTAGTTTTTGCACCAACTGCTTCTTCTTTATAAACACTAAAAACATTACTACCATTAGTTAAAGTAACTGTAAGAGTGTCTGCACTAGCAGAATCATTTGATACAATAATTGATTTAATTATACCTGTGGTTTCAGAGGGCACTGTATAAAGAGTTGTTATGTCAGTACTAGTTAAATCTACTTTTTTGTTTAAATAATTATTAGCCATTAACTAAAGAAGAAAGCAAAACGTTCTTCTTCCTCTCTTAAATTTTGTTGATATGTTGTATTGAGTTCTTCAATCAATGCTGCAATACCTCTGTTAATTTGTCTTTGATTAGATACCTCATAGTTATCTTTAGGTTCTGGTATTCTTACTACTATTCTAGCCATTATCTCATTCCATCTGGTTTAACATCAAGAGTTAATGTTCCGTATCTCCACTCTTGATTAATATCTGTGTTTGCAACTTTAACATTAACATATCTTCCTCTTGCTCTTGTATCTACTTTATCGGTGCTTGAATTTATTGTAAAAGGACTATGTGTAGAACTAATACCTGTTTCAGAAGGATATCTTTTAACAGCTAAAGTTACAGTAGCGTTACCTGTTAAATTTTTAAAATCAGGTATAAAACGACTAACCGATACAAATTTTTCACCAACACCTGTTTCAGTTTGTAAATCAAAATCATAAGACTCTATGTTAGATTCTATGGTAGTGACGCTTCCATCTTCATTAACTTGATCAGTTCCTATTTCATGTTCAAAATATATTGTTTTACCTAATCCATCTTCACCTAAAATAACAGGAAAACTTCCTGTGCCAGTATCATCAAATTTTGTTGCATGAGGTTTCGGATATAAGTTTGCATCAATCCAAGAAGTCCTCGGTTCACCATTGGTGTACCACACACCACCGGGAACTTGTGCTGACTCAGCATAATTATATGCTACGGCCTTATTATTAAAATCACTATTTGTAGGATACCACCAAGTTATTTCTGAAAATAAATTATTTAATCCTGCAACAACTTGTTGTCCTTTTGTTGTATCTATATTGTTAAAAACTTCGTCTTCTACGGAACAAGGTAGTGTTTTAACTGTACCGTCAAATAAAAAGAAACCTTTTGTACCCATCCAATAAGCAACACCATCTACTTCTACAGCAGCGTTTTTACCAATCAAACCACAGTTAGTGCCTACTTGTTCAAAACCAAATATAAAAGGAGATCCAACAAACTTCATTGTATATAAAGCTGTATCGGTCCATATCAAAATATTTTCTTTTGCTTTTAAAGCACCAATAATTTTTGTTCCGTCTTGAAGTCTTTGAGAACCTGCTGTATTTGTAACGCTAGGTGTATAACTATTAATATTTTCTCTCTCTGAAAATCTTATAAACATATCGTCTTGAGTTGTTGCTGTACCCACAGTTGTTTCTGTACCAAAATGGATTAAGTGTCTTGTGGTAGGTGATATTAAAGTTAATCGAGAGGCTGTAGGATTACTTCCTGTTGCAAAGTTTGTTGTATCTAAAGCTGCTCTAGTTGTTAAAGGTGTTGTTGATGAAGGATTCCATGTAAAAGTTTTACTATTAGCAACTGTTGCAACCAATACTTCACCAAAATTATCTAAAGACCAAAGACCCGGTTCTAAGTTTACTTGGCCAGCTTTTACTGCGTCACCCCAAGCATTATAATCTGTTGCATTAACTACGGTTGCTCCATTACTGTGGGTTGTAGCTGTAGTACCTAAAGCTCCTCGTGTACACCCTGTTAAATCATTAGTAGACTTTCCTGTGTAAGTTATAAGTTCTGAACCAATTAAAATAGTTCCTGCTGTAGGAAAAGATGAAGCACTAGAAAGTGTTATTGTTGTTTCACTGTTATCTAAATCTTCGTTCACCGTTGTTGACGCTGCGTCTGATATTGTGCCACCCCATGTACTAACACCCCAACCATATCCATAAGTTTGTTTTTGTGGGCCAACTACAAAATAAAATTCTACCGTAGTAGAACCTCCTGCACTAACAGTAGCTGTTGCTGCTGCTGAAGACGTAATTGTAAAAGTTGTTGTGCTAGGAACAGTATTAATCATAAAAACTTTGTCTTCAAAATTACTAGCACTAAGACCTGTACCACTAGGTAAGGTGACGCTATCAAGTAATATAATATCTCCAACACTTGCACCATGAGCACTTGAAGTTGTGACTAAAACAGATGTTGATTCATCGGTTGTTGCTAAAGTAGCACTTGTTTGTTGTCTTGTAGAATCAAAAGGAGTGATGTCGTGAAGTTGACCTTCAAAAAATAATAATAAAAATTTATCTGTACCAAGAGCAATATATCTATTACCAGTTGTGTCTATAAAAGGTTTTTGTGCACGAACCACACCAACAATACTATCTGAAACTAAAGAAGACCAACCACCTATCTTTTCTGGTAAACCATATCTAAATCTTACATTGGTACTATCAATCCAACGATTTTCAGCACCTTTAGTAGTGTTTTGTTTATCTATTCCAGGAATAATTTCGAAATTAATAAGAGACAAAATTATCTCCTATATAAATGTCTTATAAGTCCAACCTCTAGTTGCGTTTGCATAAACTAATGTAAAAGACTGACCGTTTGTTGATACTGTTAAATTAGATGTGCCTGAATTAATATTGGAACTATTTCTATTAATAATTAAATTGTTAGAACCAAAAGATCCTTTTGCATCTATAAAATGTACTTCATCTCCTACACTAGGACTTGCAGGTAATGTGATTGTGACAGGAGCAGAACTTGTATCTACTATAATTTGATCATCTGCAACAGCAGTATAAGCGGAAGTAGTTGTTACATATCCTTTTTTTATCATACCTTTTACAATGTTTGTTCCGTCTGAAAACAATAAAGTAGTAGAACCTCGAGCTAGTGTAACCCCGGTCCCCGATGCAGTTTTAAATGTTAATGTATAGTGACTAGAACTTCTATCCGTTGCATCAACGACTAACCAAGCTTTTTCTACTGAATCTGGAACAGTAATATTTCTATTAGCAGTAAGTGTTCCTGTTAATTTAATAACAGCGTTACGGCCATTAGAAGATGCTCCATCTGCTATAGTTGTTGTTATATCTGCATTGGTAACAGCAATAGAAATATAACCTCCTACTGCCTCTTGAATTAAATCTAAATTTGTATTAGTAACTGTGCCCCATAAACCAGCTTTTTCGCCAGTGGTCATTTTTTCTAATTTTAGTGATGTTGAATATGATGATGACATGTGTTCTCCATTTTATATTAAGTTTCTACATTTGTCCATGTTTGACTTGCACCTGTGTTTATATCGTTCCAAGTGATAACACCGGGACTAGTAACCGAAGAAGTTAAAAGATTTGTTCCCGGAAGAACAACAGCTTTTGCTACAATTGTAACTGTTCCACTAGCCACGGTTCCTGCTAAATTAGTCGTGACAGTTACGTCAGCTTCACCTTTTGGTGTAGCACTACCTAAACTAGATGTAAGTGCATTGCCACTGACAGTAACATTAGCTGCCCCTACAAAGGTTAAGTCACCGATAGAGATGTTGTTTACATTAGTTCCTAAAGTAACATCAGCGTTCGCTTCAATCGCTGAAATGTTTCCTAAGCTTATTGTAGCTTGAACACCTTCTAAGTTTACCGGTTGATCAGTATATCCTGAAAAAGAGTATTGACCAAAAGAAGATACACCAAACATATTCTATCTTGCCGTTACTGGCACTCCTTTACTACTTACAAATGGATGCTCTGCAAATGCGAAGTATATGTATGTTGAAGAAGCATTTGTAGCACCCTCTGTTGACCGACATTTAAACCCATTACTTAAAAAATCAAAATGTCCAGAACTTTGATTAACTTCATTAGTATTTGCATCTAATCTATTAGCCGTAGGATTATCTGGGTCTTGTTTATTATCATGTATTACCCATGCTCTAGCATTATCAGTAGTTTTTTTTACCATTAGCCAAGCTGGTTTAAATCCTGTATAAACAAACGCTCCATCTGCATTATTATTACCTTTATAAGAACCAAATTTAGAATATCCTTGTATGGGTGCAAAACAATATGCTATCATTGAATCACCGTCACCATTATCAAGTTCACTGTTCTGCAAAGCAAATGTCGTTGTGCCCATGTCATGACCTAAATTATAATCTGTAGATGGAAGAGTGGTATCATTTAAAGGAAGTTTTTGATACGCTGCTAAACTTGCATGTCGAACTTGCCAGTTATTATTGTCGCTTCTATTTTTAAAAATTATAGCTTTAGGTGCTATACCCAAACCGTGAGCAACAGAATGATTACCAGGATGTACTCCTGTCCATGTTACAATACTAAATCCTGCTGTAGTATTTGCTTGATAGACTGAATCTAAATTTCCTACACCTGTAGCACTTGCATCATTAGTCGTTGTAGTTCCGCCATTTGCCTTCCATTGCCATGCTACATAAGTAAAACCATTATAGTTACTTGAACCATCGTCTGTGCCTAAAGTAAAACCATTACTGTCAAAAGATTTAATTTCAGCTCTATCAGCTTCCTCATCATAAGCCTGATTAGATTTAAGTCTTTTTAAATTTCCTCTACTAGAGTCCACTAAAACGTGGTCGTCATTTTGTCCAGTTCTAATTTTTACCCAAATCCAATCGGGTTGTAAAGTTGAATTACCAGTATTAGTTACTGCATGACTTGTATTACTATTACCTGAATATGTAATTGCTTGAAAATATTTTGAACCGTCATCTATTGTTGTATAAGCCATTATCCAAACTCCGCTAATCTTTTAGTACATAGTGCATAATATCCTGATGGTGGTGCATATTCAAAGTTACCATAC